CCCGTTCTGGTATCAGAGTCTTCTCTTCCGACTGATTGAAAACGGGGCTTATTGGCAGTTAATAGAGCAACAGCCTGTTCCACTGCAGGGTGAATTACATTGTCAACGATAGCAGCTTGGTCACGCCTCTCAAGATCTTTCTCAGCAGCATCAGACCATTGCTGATTGTTCCTAAACTCACTATCTTCCTGAGCCTGAGCTGCCCATGTAGAACGCTCACCATCATAGATCTCAAGGAGTTCTTCGGATAGTCTTACATCGTCGGTAGGTGGTTTTGGAGTTCCCTTATCAAGAGAATCTTCTTTACCTGAAAAAATGTTGAATAGGCTTTTGCCCAAGGTTCCCCCGCTTATCTAAAAATCGTTAAATCAACGTGCAAATATACGCATTTTTTTGCTATTTGTCAAGCTATTTATGCTAAAAGCCATCCTGATAGACGAGAAAATCTTTTCTGAGGGGTCTTAACAACGTTTTTTTCATAGGCTTTGTAACTACCTTTATTGGCGTAGTACATCCCGTCCAGAAGATCGTCGTGCTTACCTCTGGGGTAGAGCAGTAGTTCGTCAACGAGGTCACGCATGTTCTTTTTGATGTAGACCCTCTTTTGTGCAAAGTATGGCTGCAACGACTCAAGGCGACTAGACTTTGATGTTCTAGGGTTCTCCTTGATCTCAAGCCCTGGAATAAATAATCCCATATCATCGCATAAACTCCTTACATACTGTCTCAGCATTTCCTGATAGCCAACACTCTCAATCCTGGTCTTTAACGGTCTATACTTCTTAAAGTTCTCAATAATTTGCCTGGCTATTTCCATAGGTTTTGCACGCTTCCTGTAGTACGGAAGTACGAACCTGTTCTCAGCGTTATCAACGCCAAGGTTGAATATAACTGTATAGTCGGCTGTTTGCCTTGTAGAACTTGCAGGATCAACGCCAGTGAAGATATTAATAGGGCGTTCTTCATCCAGTTTCTTCCCGTTTAACTCAGTGAGGTGCAAGGTGGCGTACCCATCGCTCACAGTCACGTATCCATCGTAAAACTGAATATCTTCCTCCCTGAATAGCTGATCCTCATCACCAATGATCTGACACAAATACTCCCTGTAGAAGACAGAGACTCGATTGATTGACTCCATCTCACGCATAATACGCTTCAGCTTCTCAATAGAGAACCATTCCTCCCACAAAGCCTTCTTCTTCTTGATATCAGGCGCGAAATACATGTTCTTCCACCCGTCCATCTCTTTCAGAACCTCCACCATACACCTTTGGTGCTGTGGAGTTCCAATAATAACGATTTTGCCCCTCCTGGGATCCAGCGACGGCATTGCTGACTGGAGTAACCACCTTAGATTCCCTTCCATTGCGTCTACAGTCTTGGTATTCATTTCGTCTTCTGGATCGTCAACAATAATAAGCGTAGGTCGCTGGTTTCCCACCTTGATACCGCGAATCTGTTGACCTGTGCCCTTACAGATAATCATTGACCCATCTTTCAGTTCAATCTCTGCTCTAGACCACTTCCTTGCGGATTGCATGCCCCAATAGCCAAAGATAGACCTGAAATTCTGTGAATAGTCAAGCACGTCCTTTATCGTACCCAACAATTTCACTGCATGATCCTGTGTCCGAGAAACTAGCACAATGAGCTTCGGTCCCTTCTCAAACATCAAATGGTAAAGTGGGTATATCCCACCAACCAACGAAGACTTCGCATGCCCCCTTGGGGCAATAATACAGATCTGCCTTACACTGTCATCAACCAACTGCTCCGCAATCTTATAATGAAAAGGCGGGGACGGTACTGCGAACATGTTGGGTACGCATACCTTCCCGAACAAAACCAAATCGTTTTTAAGGCGTCTTCGTATCTGGTCCTTGTTGTACTTCTGGCTCATAATCCTCCACTACTCCCATAATATTGTTGTAGTGCATCAAGTGAAGCTCTTCATCGTCAATAGCTACTGAATACACTGCTGTCTGAACTTTGTACATAATGGTGGACGTCTCATCAACCCCATACTCAAACTTCAGCTTTCTCTTCAAGTGCTCTGGAATCGCCACAATCTCTCCGATTGGAGGCATTTTCCCCATAACTGGAATAATAATTCCTTTAATCTTCCTCTCACTGTCTGCCTTTAACGGTCTGACAAGCAACAGTTCTCCTGATGGTATGAGTTTCATCGTATTAAATCCTCTACTATTTTGCTGTTATGCCTCGGATTGAATATATCCTCCTGGATATAGGTTTTTTCTGGTTCCTCTTCTGCGAGATCCTTACGCTTCCGTGACATGATGTCACGATAAACGACGTCCCTGAACACAGCAGGCGTACTGTACACCCGTTCCCACTCCTCAGCGGTTAAATATTTTTCCGAATCCATCAATAATCAATCCCAAGGGCTGCTTCCTGACGCAATCTTTCAATATCTCTCTCAAACTCTCGTCTAATCTCTTCTTCCTTCTCCGCTTCCCTTGCCTTATATTCCTCAAATTCCCTGCGCAAACGCCGTAGTTCTACTCTGGGATCCTCTTCAACTGGCTTGTGATTATCTTCATTAACACAAATACCCGCATCCCTGGCAACGGCTTCCATCGTTTCTACGAAAATCTCAAGTTCGCCTGGCTTACCTCCAATTTTGAAGTACCTAGTAACCATCTTCAGTCCCCTTCCTGAAATCAATAACCCATTCTCCGCTCACTCCTGACGCCCTGTCCAGACCCTGCCCATGCACCCTGAACCCCAGGGGTCCAAGAATATCTTCGAGACTCATGTGTATAAACTCAACCCCAATATAGCCGAAATGCTCATAATCAATGCGAACAACAATCTGTGTTGGATCATATTTCTCTAGCACACAGTCTAAATCAATAGACCAGTTGTCATCCTTCAGTATCACAGAGGCGAAATTCACCGCCTAAATGCCCCGTAGTGCGATTGTTTTTAAATAATGGCATCCTACTGGCTCGCAAGCTTTATCTGCCCGTGTAGGGTCGATTACCTGCGTTAAATCGTGTTTTATCCATACACCCCTGCATACGCCAGAGGCATAATTGGCACAATTACTCTTTACTTTCGGCATCAAAGACGATTTCTCCGTCTTCTGCATCTTCAAGCTCCTCCGTTGGGCGTTTCCTGGACAGTCTCAACTTTACATCCTCTTTCTCAATCAAATCTGAAACCTGAGAAGTAGCGTCTAACTCAAGCGTGTCTGTTACCGTCTTGGAAGTAGGCTTCATACCCATCAAGGACTCTAAACCCTCTACGCCACGCAGCATATTGGCTGAATCACTCTTGCTCTTGGCAATCTCTATAGCCTCCATCCGAAGATCCACCACACTTCCCTTAGTGATCCCCTTCTCCTCAAAAATTCTTTGCATCTCTTTATCAATCATCTTCTGAATCCCCTCAGTTTTAAACAATCTTTTTGCAGTCAGATCAGGCCTCTTCTGGTCAGGTCTATAAACATTACCGATTTTTCCCCAGTCTGGCTTGTCGCCAGACATAAGATAACCAACATACAACTTCACCGCGTCCTTGGTCCTCGTTCTACGCATTTCCTGCTCTTTCCAATCACCATACCCGATTCCATTGAATGATTGACTCTCCCAGTGAGGCTCAAACAGTAGTTTCCCCTTCCCGTGGGTAAACATACACCCGTAAGGAAACTTCACCAACTCATCGCTAGGATAGACCTTCTTCCCAACACACACAGCTACAAACCCATCATCCGATATTCCCCAATCATCAACATCACAGTCCTTCCAGTGCTTATACCGAATACCAAGGTCCTTCGCCTCATCCTCAGTATAGACTGGGAAATCCTTCCTCCCAGTCCTGTACTTCCTGACTACAGTAAACAATTATAACCCTCCGCAAATGATAGCCATGTCCTGCAGATCGTATGGTTCCCGACTACTGGGATTTGAACCATACAACACACTTGCAGAGGGGCTGTTCCCTTGTACCACCAAATCTTTACCCAACATCCATCGGTGGATCAATGTAAATAATATCACTCGGCCTGTATCCATCTCTTATGAAACTTAAAACTCCAATAGCCAGTCCACTTACTTGACTCTCAGCTAACTCCAAATCTAAAGCATTGTCAATGTAATGGATTACTTCATGAACTAATACCTCATGCTGCACCTCCTCTGGAAGTTCATTGTTAATAAGTATTCTATTGTTCTTGTAATCACATCTACCCATTGCTCCATCTATCCAAATATCAGGACTACCATAAGAAACTTTTACTTCTCTTCCAAAAATCCTTACTTTACTCACTTGTTATTCTCCTGTATTAACAGTTATTAACTTGTAATCCATTTGTAATTAACTTGTTATCCATTAGATAATCATTTGTCTATCTATTACTACTCCTTGAGTTATTCCCTACAAAGGGAATAACGAATAACCTAATATTAAACAACTTCTCCTAACAACTTGTCTACAATTTAACATTAAATTGTATCCATTTGAAATCTACTTATTAATATAATACTACAATTAATCCTGACATTCCTCATGAAACTATTAGATCCTTTGATAACCTTTCCGCTATTCCCGTAGCTAACTGCTTTATCCACTGCTCAGCAAACCGCTGCTCAATACCAGCAAATAAACCAAGAATCTCGTCATCTGTCATCTCGCGAATAACAACAATTCCATTCTCCAAACGAGACTTCATACCAGTTCTGGGGTTATATGTCCACTTGTCCATGGCTGTAATATAACATATTCTATCGCCATTGTCAAGCTAAAAATAGGCAAGCGCAAATGTGGAGTGCTGTATGTGCAGGTGAATTGGCAAAAATAGTTGTACATTGGGAGTGAGAGATATACCCTACCCCTACCCCCCCAGCAGATTGGTGGAAGGTCTCGAACTTCGTTGAGACTTTCCGTAACTATCAACCAGTGAGAAAGGAACTTGTAATGAGTTTAGCACAATTAATTGCCAGTATCGCCTGGGTCCCCACGAAAATTCGGACTGGAACCCGCTACTATGCGGATAATCCCAGTGAAGATCAGCTTAACAGCTTCAGCGAATTCAATAACGAGGTTATTGAGTTAACCAGCGGTGAGGAAGTATTCATTAGCGTTCAGCGTAAGGGTGACTTCTATACCACCACTGATGTCCGTGGCAATGTAATCAGACAACAGCGTTTGACTGATAGCCTTGCCCTTGTACCTCATACTAGAGAGACAATGTCTCTGGAGCTTGCCACTGATTAGGAATCCCGACTAAATGCAGAGGACTATGACTTAGGTCATGGTCCTCCGCGTTGTCTTTAAACATTAATCAAAAAAAGAAAAAGATTATGAACAAATTGATACAGGCTATTTTAGTATTCAAAGAGCTAAAAGTACCTGTCTTTACAAGTAGAGTAGTGAGTACTACTAGCAGTTCAAAGAACCCATATTTGGGTAGAATAGAGAAGAGTAAGGAATTAATAAGAGCCTGGGACATACTGAATTTGAATAAGAATAACTATTCGATAGATCACTTATTTGACAGTTATGATAAAATAATCATTCGCATAAAAAGACTCAGTCAATTACATGATGCGAGAGCTTTAGCAGGGAGGGCTGTTGAAGGATTTAAGGGTAAATTGGATATGATATGGACATCAGGGCAAAATGGATTAGCTTCCTGGACTGATAAAGATTCAGTTGTGAGTATTTGGTTAAGTGTGCCATATCAAGAGTTTCCAAAAGAACTCATGAAGGATGGTTGTGGGTTTAAGGTAGTTAATTCCACGTATACGTCAACGGGTATCAGTTATGTTTGTAAAGAGCAATGAAAGGGTTATAGAAATGAAAATACCAGTATTCATTTGGGACAAGAATATTATATCGGAAGACAGATATGATTTAATAAAGTCCTATTTGAACAGTAGAGACATTCAGGATTATATTATGATTCCTGTTCATATCCTACCAAGGATGGATCTTTCACACGACCTAAATGGTGCAAGAGAAGCCATTGTATCCATGCTAGAGATGGTAAATGAAGGATGGGTCTTATTATTTGGATCTGTTACAAGGGCTATGCGAGTAGCCATTAATGATCTAAGACCAGACAAGCTCATAATAATGGAATGGGTGCAAGGTGATTTTCGAGAAACCTATGGATGGATAGATAAATTGATAGATTTTATCGAACCTCTTGAAAGCTGAATAATGAAAGGGATATAGCAATATATCCTTTCAGTCAAACCAAAAAAAGGAGAATAAAATGGAACAGTTCATAAAACTAATGAATCATGAAGTAATTCTTGGATTAAGGGTAATTCACTTGATACTTCTATTTGCTATTGGTGTTGTTGTTTTGAGGATAGCAGAGGAGGCGGAGGAATGAGAGAATTAAAGACCCTTATGGAATTAGAAGACCTGAAAAGATCTTTGATCTACAGAGATATTCTTGAAGAGATCGCAAGGCCTTTGAAAGATATCGAAGTGGTTAGAGGTCCTTTGCAGGGATTCTATGACTACTTGAAAGAAAGAAACAGTCTTGAACTGGCAGAGATTGGACTGAAGTTGAACAAATATGTTGACAAAAGAAATCGGTTTGATGGAGTTATTATTAACTTCAAAGGATTTCCTTTGACTCAATATATGGTTCGGCAAGGGACCATGTTTTGCTTGTATTTACTTCGCAAAAGAGGTATTTATAAAGATAACAAAAGGTCCTGGCAACAGTTCAAAACACATGTTTCAAACTGTTGTCAATCAAATTAAATTTCATTCGGGGGTATGTTGGACATACCCCCTTAAACACTTAGAAAGAGAAGGATTGAACAATGAATGAACAATATGTACAATTCATAATTCACAAACTGGAAATAAATATGTCAGTGATAGAATTATGTGCATTGGTATTAGGGTTATTTCTGATTGTGCTATTATGGCTCTTTACTATCACTGAGCCACACACAGATACGAGGATGTTTATTGGTATAGGAATGTTTCTCATGCTTATACTTTTATCCTTCCTTGCAGTAGAATATCTGAACACATGGTACAAACATAACCTACTTTTGTATGATCCTGCGTCGTTTCTGAGAGAAAAGGTATTCCGATAATGTGCGAAAGAATACATGAATTAGACGAACCAAGAAAAGTATCAGGATACAAAGTAGCCATGCGTCATATAAGGACAGGCAAGATATACTCTGCAGCAATAGGTTGTGAGTATAAAAAAGGAAAGGTTCCTAAGCCTCGTAAGCAAAGACGATTGACAACTACATTTGTCAATGGTTTACTCGATATGTTGGATGAGTTATGGAATCACCGAAATCAATTCAAAAAGGCTATGTATGGAATGACAGCAGTCTTCCCAAAATTGCCCTACGTTAAAGTAATGGCACGGTCTATGTCTTATGATTATTATCCGAAAGAGTATGAATTAGTGATCATAAGATTAACCATATTCGCCATTTCGGCAGGTACATACAACGGAAAAAAAGTTTTCCTGGGAAAAGAAATCATGGAGGACCCAAAAGTGGTAAAAACAGAAGAACGTAAATCTGATTTCATGCCAACGCGTGAAGACTTAAAATACGACTTAACATACGCCTAATGTGTAATATCATAGCAAAAATCGTAGCGACTGATACGCTAGTGCGTGGTTTTAAAGTAGTTTTAAGACGAACAAGTGATAAACGTTACTTCAGCCCTGCTACTGGAATTATGTATTCGGTAGACAAACCGATATCCATTCCGATTAAGCAGAAGAAACTGACAACCCTGTTCGATAATAACCTCTTGAATCCTAATCATATTGCATATGAAGCCAAAATGAAAGGATTCACAGCATTCTTCGATTCCAAGGACGGAGCAAATGCCATGGTAGAAGAAATGTTGACCTGTTTTGTGCCAAGGAACTATAAAATCTGCATTATCGAATGTTTAATAAGGCCAAAAGCTATTGGAACTTATTGGGATCGCCGAGTAACGCTTACTGATAGAATAGCTTCAATTTCACACGTGGATATTATTGAACCCGATAAGAAGAAATACTTCTACAAAACAATCAAAGAAATTAACGAAAATTAAAGAAAGGATAATCACATATGAAACCTCATAAAAATCGTTCAAATTCAGATCTATTTTTGAAAACACATGATGGTCATATTGAACTCTGTGATAGAAATGGATACAATGTTGGATATGTTGAGAGATTAGATGGAACGAGGGAAATATCATTGAATACGCGCCTTAAACACGAAGGCTATGATCCAAGATCCATTGCTGAATTTGATGACGATGGAAGATTGGTGAAGTGGATCAGAAAGCCCTTGGAATGGAGTAAAAAGGCCATTATGAGCAAACTATATATTCATATGAATGATGTAGGAACTGTTTGCTTAGTGAATGATACTGGACACTTAATTGCTAATCTGTTTTCTTGTGATGGATTCAAATTTGAATCGGCTAAGCATGCTGTTGAAACTCAGTATTATGATTCGAGCTTTGCTGAATGGGATGAATACGGACGTTTGGAGAAATTTCTGAAACCACCAGAAAAGTACAATGAGTTTGAGTAATACCAGGCTCCTGATTGAAAGATGTGTAGGAGGATCTAGATATTTCTTTGATCCAATCCTTGAAGAATGTGTACTTTACTTTGAAGGTTCAAATGGTCTTCGATATACAGCAATAAAACAGGAATTAGAAGACATTGGATATAATCCCTGGTGGGGTAATTTCGATGAAAAAGGCAGATTTCTGAATTACAAAATCAAACCGCAATCCGAGGATGAAATTATCTTTGAAATGCACATATATCCTGAAGATATTCAAGATATAGCACGATCCATGGGTTATCCTTTGAGTACGGAAGAAGCTAATGAAGTAGTACGATGGTTAATTGAAGACTATGGTGAAGATTCGGAAGTAATCGCAGGATACATCAAAGATATAGTGAGGAAAAGAAATGAGTAATAACGAAACAAGCAAAAAAATGGCTAAAGAACGGGTTAAATTAAAGAGAAAACTACGTTCTTTAGGACTCACGTGCATTGATCCAGAAGCGTCAACACAATCTCTGAAAGAGTCCGTTGAAAGAATGGAAAGCAAGGATCGTATTTATAAACCATTAAACGAACTATACTTGAAAGTCACTCAAGAAATTGAAGACATTCAACTAAACCTTCGGCTTACTTATGAGCAAGATCAAAGAAGTGAACTTATAAGTGATATAAATACGATGGAACGAGTACGTTCATGGATAATGGAATCAATGAAAGAAGTTGTAAAACAATAGAGTTCAAGGCGGGTATGGGTTTTTCATTCTCTTTCCCATGCCCGTCTTATCTATAGAAAGGAAAATAAATGTGCCTTACCTCCATTAAATCAAAAAATCCTGAACCAACAGAAGGAATTGGTTATCGAATTATGTCATTAGATTTAATAAATGATAGACGATTCTTGAAAAGTTATTATTGGGTAACAAATAAAAGATATAAGACAAGAGCATGGTTAGATGAAAAGGATTATAGGTCTAGAATAGATAAAAAAGAAAAAGCGATATTTATAAATAATGTAGACCATCAACTAATCTATTCATATCCTTTTGGATTTCACTTCTTCTTTGATTTTGACGTTTTGAAACGTTATACCTATTGGCAAAACTTTGAAGACTTTGTCATAAAGGGGACCGTTGTGGAAGGAGTTGCAAAACCAAAATCAGCGATAGTGAAAATAAAATACAAAGGACTACACACCATTGGCCTTCAAAGTTTTGCTGTTGTTGGGGTAGCTAAATTTATCAAGATCCTAAAGATCATAGAGGTGGGGTGGTAATATGTGTCTATCGGAAATAATAAAAAAAGCCCTGTTAATTAAAAGTAATAGCAAGAAAGGAAAGAACATGTTAGGATTTATTGCTGGAGTGGTAGAAGCTATGTTGGGATTGTTCCTGGCATTTGCAGTAGTTGTCGGATGGCAAATATTAAAGGAAAAGAAAAGATGTTAGGGTATTTCTGTCCTTTTTGTGACACTGAGCTAGAAACTGGTTATCAAACCATTGGACTACGAGACAATGGTGAGCCTATTGAAGAGGCGTTTTGCTATTGTCCCGAGTGTGATTACGAATTGGATGTAGGAGACTTTGTACCAGACAAAATAGAGGACGAGACAGATGAAAAGACAGATAACGTTTCTGCAGTTTAGGAGCAACGCCTTACAGGCGTTGGCATTGATAAAGATTAAAAACAGAACACATAAACAAACAAAAGACGATCTTGAAAGGTGGGTGAAGAAAGAATGGAATAGACATTATGGCAAAGTACAATAAGCATAACCTCATTGGCTATCAAATAATTGACTATGAAATAACAAAGATACCGAATATTGAATTCTTTATCAAAGATAAAGGAGAAATATAGCATGGCACGTTTCTATGGTAAGGTTCAAGGATCTAGAGGTCCAACATCTCGTCTTGGGTCAAAAAAGAGTGGGATCAAAGGTCACATATGCGGATGGCATAGTGGAATTGAAGTAAGGTGTTGGGTCGAGGACGGAAAAGATGTGATAGAAGGATGGGTAACAACAGGACCTTCCTCAAAGAAATTATCCGCGCTACTTATCAGACTTGTAGATAGAAAAGTAACGTATTTGACTAAGAAAAAATACTTAAAGGATATGCAACGATGAGCATAAGAGCATATAGAGTAATTTCTGAGAAATTAGGGCCAGAGTCATTCAATCTATGGCATGATTCACATATCATAGACTGGCTAAGTAAGAATGGTGATTTGGATTTTTTGAACATGGATTGTTCAGGATCAATAGAAATACACGTAGACGATTTACGAACCATGCTAACTGACCTGAAAGATTTAATGACAATGGATGCAATGGAGCAGATATTTCGCGATATATTTGAAACTGAAAAAGAAAATAAAGAGTACGTGAAGTACTCATGCTTTTAAAGGAAGTACAATGGCACATGAAATAATGAATGATAATGCTATGTTCTATGTTGGTGAAACCCCCTGGCATGGACTTGGCGTTAGCCTTGATATTCCCCCATCAACCGAAGAAGCCTTGAAACTGGCTGGTTTGGACTGGGAAGTGGAAAAGAAAGAAACAATGATACCGATAAATTCGGGTGTGTTTGGTCTAAACCAGCAACTAACGCCGAGTGGTTATTATGCAACTTACAGAAGAGACGAAGAAGGAAATATAGTAATTCTCGGGCATGTTTCTGAAAGATATGAAGTTCTACAGAACGTTGAAGCGTTTAAACCGTTCGATGAGGTGCTTTTGGAATATGGGTACACCTATGAAACGGCAGGAGCGGTTAAGAACGGGAAACGTGTGTGGATCCTTGCAAAAGCCCCAAAGAGTTTCTTAGTGGGTGATGATGTAGCAGATTGTTATGCTCTATTATTTAATAGTCATGATGGTTCTACATCAGTGATCTTGAAGCCAACAGTAATTCGTGTTGTTTGTAATAACACCCTGAATTTCGCCCTGAGTGATGAAAAAGTGGAAATTGCAATGAAACACACCCTGGGCGTAAGAGATCGTCTGGATCAAGTGACAGAAATGCTGAAAATTGCCGAAGGCAACATCAAAGAAGCTTCTGAGACATGGAATCGGATGGTGGATATTGAAATGTCACATAGGCAAGCTATCGAATATTTTGAAGAGGTATTGCCTAATCTGAAGAAGAGAGGCTTAAACCTGAAATCCCCTACTGGAAGAAAATCCCCTGACTTTCAACAACCGATATTCGATCATTTGATCGCTAATTTTGTATCGGGACACGGGAACAACGGTAAGAACTTGTGGCATGCGTATAACGCGATTACAGAGTACGTTGACCACCAGAAAACTTATCGTGATTGGGTAGAAGCAACCCAATTTGGAAATGCAAATAAGGTTAAGAAACGTGCGTTTGCAATCGCGTCGAAACGTACTGAGCAAAATGCCATATTTGTTAATCCAATGGGCTTTTCTGTTTAGAACAGGTAATAAAAACTGGGTTAAATTGTGATTTTTTAGTTGCTTTTTAGCCCAGTTTTCCTTATATTACGACAGCAAAGAAAGGAAAATAATGGAAGAAAAAGAACCATTGAAATTCCCCACGAAAAAGAGGGGACCTGTTTCCATGAATCCGAAGATCCTACTATTATACGGTGCCCCAAAGTGCGGTAAGACTACAATGTTATCCAAATTGGATAATTGTCTCATACTTGACACAGAGCAAGGTGCTAATATGATTTCAGGATATATCATGAACATAAAAAGCATTGGTGACATTCATGACGTTATTATTGAAGGCTATAAATATCCAGGACGATTTAAATATGTAGCTATTGATACTATTGATCGTTACTGTGAATTTGTAGAGCAGGATATTGTTGATGAATACAATGCTAAACATCCTAACGATCCCGTGAGATTCTTTGGTGAGACTGGGAACTTTGGATCCAGCTACGGTGAACAGAGGGTCCGTGTTATAAATATGCTAAAGGAATTGTCCCGCGTATTTGAGCATGTTATTCTAATCGGACACCGAAAACTGGCTTCTTCAGATGACAAAGGAATTGTTCAGCCTGAAAGCCTAGACCTCACTGGCAAGCTGAAAAATATGCTTATGGCTGCTTCAGATGCCAATGGTTATGTGTTCAGAGACGAAGAAGGAAATCTGAAAATCACCTTTAAGAATCGAAAGAATAAACTCGAATCGGGGGCACGATGCCCTCACCTTAAAAATAAGGTTATTGATTTTGACTGGAAATTAATCTACAAAGAAGAAGGAGAAAAAAATGGCGATTGACGGAGCAAAAGCACCATCCTCAAGCGGTGGCAAGGGATTCGCTTACGAAGGGTTTTATGTAAATAAGATGATCGTACAAAGCGTAGAGCTTGCTGATAGCGATAAGAAGGATACGGCAATCATTGTGAAAGCTGTTGCAGACGATGACGAAAATCAATACACAAAATACTTTTTCATGAGTGGTAACTTTGAAAGAGACCCCAGGACAGGAAAGGTGGTAGACTGGAAATTCCCAACTACGATCAACGACTTCTTCTGGCGAATCGTTGTTGACTTGAAAGTTGACGATGAAGGCGAAATTGACACGCAGAGCTTTGAAAACGCAATCGGAAAAGAGTTCTTTGCGGTTCAATACAAGAAAGTTCCAGGTGAGAAATACAAATATGGTACTTGGGAAGAAGTAGCTAGCATTGATGAAGGTCCAGAGGATCTTGCACAAAGGTTCCAGGCTTCATGTGCACGTGGCTATCCCAAGAAAGCTGCTTTGACAGCTTCACTATCTGGATCTCACTCACAAACAGACTCCAGCTTCGCGTCTAAACGCCGAAATTTGGCATTATGAGATCGCGAGTTCTAGTCAGAGACATTATTTTCTCATGGCTGAACACGAAACGTGAATCAATCTTCTACTCCTATGACGTAGAAAGAGATTTACAACGATACGGTATCGTTAAATTCAGACAGATCCACAACAGTGAAACCTATTTGCGAGAATGGAGAAAGATACGTAAAAATAATAGCCTCCTATCGCAAAACGGACTTTCAATTCGTGAATTACGAAAGGGAAAGGTAAAAGGTTGGATAATCGGTACATAGAAATAGCCGAAGGACATGTTGGGAATCGGGGGGTAGTCATACCCCTCGACTCTCTTATTGAACATGTGCGAGAAGAAAAAGATAAAATGGAGTTGTATTCATCGTATTATACCTTCGATAATGAGCTTGTAGAGCATTTTAAAGTCTTTAAAACCATTAAAGGATTTAAAGGAAAGTATTATCTTGATAGAATCCTTTTCGATATAGACAAAGGAGTTAATACAAAGAAACAGCTTCTTGAAAATGTACGCTTTTTTATTGATGAGGAGTTGAAAAATAACTGGGATCTTCCTGAAGAATGGATTAGAGTCTGGTTTTCTGGAAATGGTTACCATGTGGTTATTCCAGACATATTTGGCTTTGAACCATCCAGGACTTTACCACAAGTAGTTAAAAAGACACTCACTCATCATTTCCCAATAGGCGACTCGATCTATGATGGATCTAGGATCATAAGGGTAGGTTATTCATATAATTCCAAATCAGGTCTGTTTAAGATTCCGCTATCGCTGAAAGAGATTTTCAATCTTTCATGCGAAGAAATTGAAGAGATTGCTCTTCATCAAAGAACGGACTATTATGCGGAGAAACTTGAAAGTATCGAACCTTACCTCCAAAATATGATTTTACAGCCGTCAGAGGGCAAACAGACGCCAAAAAAGGGTACTGTAGCACAAGATGATCCAT